CGGGCGCTGGGCACCGCTGGCCCTTAAGCAGCGTGACCCCGTCGCCGGGGGACTGATCGGGCGTTGAGCCGTCGCCGGGCTTTATCCGGGCGTCCGTTCACGTCCCCTCAAATCCCCGCGACAGGAGGCCCCCGTTGGCCGACATGAATGTGACTCCCGCCAGAGCGGGACTGACTCCGCTCATCTGGGACAGCGATTTTTTCACCGAGTACGTCCGGAAGAACCAGTTCGCGCGCTACATGGGCACGACCATGGGCGCGATGATCCAGGTCCGTGAGGATCTGACCCGCAAGGCCGGCGACACCGTGGTGTTCCCGACCGTCCGGCGTTTGGTCGGCGCTGGGGTCTCCGGAAATACCGTCCTGGAGGGCAACGAGGAAATCCTCAACGCCCGGAGCCTCAATCTGGTCGTGTCCGCGTTCCGGCACGCCGTCGCCGTCTCGGATTGGGACGAGCAGAAGTCCGTCATTGATCTCCGCGAGGCCGCCAGGGAAGCCCTGATGGTCTGGGAATTGGAGAAGATGCGGAACGACATCATCACGTCGCTGGAGGCGATCACCGCCGACAACAACGTGCAGGTGTCCTACGCGGCGGCCACCGCCGGCCAGCGCAACACGTGGATGGTCAACAACGCCGACCGCGTGCTGTTCGGCGCGTCGAAATCGAACGCGGTCTCCGGCGTGATGGCGACCGCGCTGCTGACGGTGGACAACACCGCCGACAAGATGACCGCCGCCATCGTCACGCTGGCGAAACGCATTGCCCGCACGGCATCACCGCGCATCCGGCCGATTTCCGTCAACGACGATGAGGAATGGTTCGTGATGTTCATGCCGTCGCTGCCGTTCCGCGACCTGATGCAGGACCCGGTCATCATCAACACGTTGCAATACGCGTGGGATCGTGGCCGCGACAATCCATTGTTCACGGCTGGGGACATTCTCTACAACGGCGTGATCATCCGCGAAGTGCCGGAGATGCCGGTCATCGCCGGGGCGGGCACTGGCGGCATTGACGTCGCGATGTCCGCGCTGTGCGGCGCGCAGGCTTTGGGCGTTGCGTGGGCGCAACGGATGAAGAGCACGACGAACGTACGCGATTACGGCTATTTCCACGGAATTGGGCTGCAAGAAATTAGAGGTATTGCCAAGCTCAGGTGGGGTGTTGATCCAACAGTAGATACAACAAAACCAGTAGATGCAGGAATTGTGTCCGTATTCACAAGTGCAGTTGCTGACGCGTAACGAGTAAAATGCTAGATCACGCTCAAGATTATGTGGTAAAGGGCGAAAGCCAGTGGCGCTACCAACGCCCCTGGCTCTCTGACCACACCGAGCAGGATGAGTGCCCGAACATGGCTATTGAATACGTGCCCTACGATGGGCTTGTTGTCACGCGCGTGGAGGCGACGGCGCGCGGTCTGTCCAGATATTTCACGGGCAAGCCGTGTAAGCGTGAGCACCTAAGCGAGCGCAGACTTTCGGATGGTGAGTGCACCGCCTGTGCTTATGTCACCAGAATGGCTTGGAAGTCGGCTAATCGGGACAAGGTGAACGCTGATGAGCGTGCCGCGCGCTTGCGTGACCCTGAAAAATACCGGGCATATGTCGACAGGTATCTCACCACCGACAAGGCGAAAGCGGTGCGGGGAGCCTACTACCTGACGAATGTTGAGACGATCAAGCGGCGCGCGAAGGATTGGAAAAAGCAGAACCCCGAGCGTGTTCTTGAAAACCGCACCAGATACTACGCGGTCAACAAGGACCACATCGTCAGCAAGGTCGCGGAATGGAATGCCGCCAACCCGGATGGTCCGCGAACGCGCGGCCGTAACTACCGCGCTAAACTCTACGCCGCTGAAGGCAGTCATACGCGGGAGGAAATCCAGGCGCTCTACGCTTCCCAGAAAGGCAAGTGCGCTTACTGCCGTATCTCGCTGGAGAACGGTTACCATGCGGACCACATCCAACCGTTAAGCAAGGGCGGATCAAATTGGATTAGCAACATCACCTTGGCGTGCGGACCTTGCAACAATCGTAAGCGTGCCACCGACCCCATCGTCTTCGCGCGTCGTCTGGGGCGGCTGTTGTGAATGATGACCCGGCGGAGCAGTCCACGACGCGAGTTCTCGCCGGGCTTCCGGAAAAGATCGTCCGCGTCCTGCCGCCCGCGATGCTGGTACTTGTCTTGCTCAATGTCGCGTTTTTGGGCGTTGCCACCTACGTTTTTGGCCACAATGTAGGAGCTCGCAATGAGATGCTAACCAAAATCCTCGACCGATGCCTTGACGATCACTCGCCCCGCTAACCCAGGAGTTTCCGAAATGGCAACCAAAGCCGACGAACACGAAGCGCGCGCCTCGACCACCAGCGGCGCCGCGTCCCAACCCAAGGCGCAGCCGGCCGCCGCGACCACACGCACGCCGGAGCAGCGACAGGCGATGGCCGCCGCGACGATCGGCGCGCAGATCATCCTTGATTACAACGGCGACGGCTCGATCGGCGCGCGGGGCGGGGCGGGCGGCACGATCGAGGAAAACACGATGGCCCGCGACGCCCACCTGATCGGTCTCGGGCTGGACCCAAACGCCCCGTCAGGCCCTCCCACCGGCGTGCCGTGGGAGCCACCGCCGCCGCCTGATGCGCGGCACGTGGCGCCGGCCGCGCCGGCCACGCGCATGTCCAGCCTCGCGGCGGGCATCATCACCGACGCCAATGACCTTCCGACGCCGCCTCCGGACACGCTCAGCGGATCAGCGTCGCGGCGGTGACGTGACCCATTAAAAGCGGAGCAAATGATGCCTTACGTTCACGGTTTTTTGCGGGTTGGCGCTCCTGGCCATCCCGATAACGCGCTCCCCGGTGTCGAGGGTCCGGTGGACCCTGGTTACGGGGTTGGATCGGAGCGGCCCGATCAGGGGTTGCCGCCGCCTCCGGTGGGCGTGTGGCCGCCTCCCGTGCCTTCGCATCCAATCGTTCCCGCCCCTCCCGGCACGCCGCCAGGGACCATCTGGCCGTCGCCGGGCGTGCCGTCGCACCCGATCCAACCGCCCTCCCCTGGTGCGCCTGATCAGGGACTACCGCGTCCGCCGCCGTCGCCGGGACGGCCGGATCAGGGGTTGCCCGGCCAGCCAGGCACACCGTCGCACCCGATCGCCTCGCAGACGTACTGGATGCTCTGTTACTGCCCGTCGCTGGGTTGGACCTATGTGAGCGTCGATCCGTCATTGGTGCCGGGCCACCTGCCGGCGGCGCCGCCGACCGCGCAGCCGAGGTGACCGTCTCCGTCTCGACGATCGCCGAGCGGACGCTGCGGCGGCTCAACGTCGCCGTGGTGCCGCTCGACGACCGCCCGACCATGACGGAGATGATGCCTGTCGCCACCATCGCCACGATGGCGCTCGTCGAGTTGGGCGTCATCGCCTCGGACGAAACGCCGCTTCCCTCCGATCAGGCGCTGGCGCTCGACAAGGTGGCCAGCGTTCACGCCGCGCTCGATGCCCAGGCGCTGGTCTGGTGGGACGCAACCGCCGTGCCGCGCGCCTTCGTCGAGGAATACGTCAAGCTGACAGCGGCACAAATGGCCTCGTCCTTCGGCAAGGCGGCCGATCCGTCCCTGGTGGCGTTGCTGGAGGGGCGCGTGAAGCGGGGCGCCATGGGCATCGCCTCGCACGACATCGCGGTCGAGGGCGTCATGGCTGTTCACACCGAGTTGGTCGGCAAGGGCATCGCGCGGTGGGCCTCGGGAGACATCCCGGAGATGGCCGCGCCGGCCTACGAGATGCTCGCGGCCTACAATCTGGCGCCGAAGTTTCCGCCGGCCGAGCAGAAGCCGGCCGATGTGGTGGAGGCGATGCGGACGCTGTTCACCATCACCGCGTTGCCGACGAGCGGCGAGCGGGTCGTGGCCGAATATTTTTAGTGATGAGAGGTGGTGCCATGATCCGCGTCTTTATACTTTCCGCTCTGTTGTTGCCCACGTCGGCGCTGGCGCAGGCTGTCACTTACGCCGACCGCTCTGGCACCATCACCGCCGGGGGCACCGCGCAGGTCGCCATACCGGCGTGGAGCGGCCGGCACGGCTGCATGATCCAGAACCAGTCGGCGGGCAGTTTGTGGGTATCGGAGACGGCGACGGCGGTCGCGGGTCCGCCATCGATCCTGATCCCGGTCGGTCAGCAGTTCCTCTGCATGTCTCCCGCGTCCGGGCAGGCGTATTCGATCATCGGCGCGAGCACAGCGCAGGCGTTCGTGGCGCGCGAGTGGTGAGGTGATCGGTCGGCGCTCACTGTTGCTGGCCGGGGCCGCGCTGCCCGCGTCGGTATCGGCGTATGGCCAATGCGTTACCGATACGATGGTCGTGGATGCGTGCCTCGGTGGGGTGCGCATCGCCCGGCCCGCCGGTGCGACGCTCGACCTCAACTTCATGAGCGCGCCGCTCGATCCGCGTATCACGTTTACGCGCGCAAGCGTGGCGACATACACCGATGCGAGCGGAACGATACGATCGGCGGCGGTGGACGCGCCACGGTGGGATTATGCGAGCGGTGTGCTGCGTGGCCTGCTGATCGAGGAGGCGCGGACGAATATCGTGTTGCAATCGTCCATGGGAGTCGCGCCTTGGGCCGTTTTCAGCAGTGGCTCAGGTGATCCGGCGGTAACGGCGAACAACATTATCGCGCCCGATGGCACGTTGACGGGGACGCGGGTGGTTTACCCCGCCGTATCGTCAGGTGGCGCGGTGAGTTTCACATACCAGAATATCACCGTCGCCGCTGTCATTTACACATTCAGCATGTGGTTGCGTGGAGCCGTTGGCGGTGAACAGATATACCTCAATACGAACAGCGCGGGGGTATCTTTCGCGAGGACGCCGCGTTTGACACTCACGACGCAATGGCAGCGCTTTACGCTGACAACGCCGGCCCTGACAGCCGCCTCGTGGACGTTTGAACTCGGAACAGACTTGCGGGATGCCAGTCAGGCGGCGACAGCCGCGCAGACGATTTACGCCTGGGGCGCGCAAGTTGAGGCGGGCGCGTTCGCGACGAGCTACATCCCAACGACAGCGGCGACGGTGACGCGGGCGCAGGACGTCGTGACCATGCCAGTAGGCTCATGGTTCGATCAGACGAAGGGCAGTCTGTCGCATGAGTATATCATGGCAGGCACGGCAATCGGGTATGGGGCGGCCGCGCAACTTGTCGGGGCGGCCACCGCGACCGACTATATCGTTCCGGAGCAATACGATTCCTCGTCAACCCCGTCGGTGAACGCGGCGGCGGTGTCTGTTGGCGCGACACTCGCTTATTGCCTGATGCCGACCGCGTCGGCGGCGGCGGGTCCAATACACAAGAGCGCCGCCAGTTGGAGCATGGGCACCGCTGTCAACGGCGCGCACGATGGTGTGGGAAAGTCGTCCGATAGCGGCAATATCACGGCTTTGCCCACGATAACGAGTCTGACCATCGGCGGCACGATGCACGGCCAGACCATGGTCAGTCAGTGGGCGCGGCGCACACAGTATTGGCCCAGGCAACAGTCCCAGACTGAGTTAATCCAGGTGACGACATGAGCACTTATTATAAGCTCAGATATTCCGACTATCCCGGCACCGACACCGGGCCGCCTGATCCGGTGCGTTGGATCGGGCCGCCGGGGCCGCCCGGTCAGGACGGTCAGGACGGCGAAAAGGGCGACACCGGGCCGATCGGGCCGCCTGGTTCAGTTGACGCCGGAAGCGTGACCGGGCCGCTGTACTGGACAGCGACCGGCGGCACGGTAATGCGATCGGCGCAGGATCGTAGTGCTGAAGTGCTCTACGCCGAGGACTACGGTGTGGTGCCCGATGCTGGCGACAATACCGCGCCACTACAGGCGTTCTTCGCGGCGCTGCAAGCACGTACCACTGGTGTAAAGGGTGTTCTGCCGTCCGGTATTCTACGTTTCACGACGCCGCTCCCCGTGCTGAATGGTCGACAAGGTTGGGCATTGGCTGGATCAGGCCAGTCCGTCACATGGTTGCATTACACTGGAGCGGATACCACGGTCGATATTATGAAGTTGACCGGATGCGCGAACTTTTCTCTCAGTGGCTTCACAATAGATAGTGGGACTGTGATGACGGCCGGGACTGGTCTTCATCTTGATAATTGCGCCCATGGATGTCTGACGGAGATTAAACTCGCGGGCCAATCGGGCACGGTGCATATCGGTTCTGACGGCAATATGCACTACAATCTATGGAATGGTTTCTGGTTCGATAAAACAGATACGGTGACGCTATCCAACTTTGAGGCGACGGCACAAAACGACGCGGTGAGAGTTAATGGCGGAGTTGGAAGCACGGGCGGAAAGGCCGGGTTATTCATACAATTCGGCAAGATCATGGGTGCCCACATCGGCCTGCGCGTCGGCGGCGCGTTTGGCGGCATCAATGTCGATAACACCGACATAATAGGCAACTGGAATAATCTGGTCGTTGATCAGGCATTGGCGGCGGAGTCCAATCGAGAAGTGTTTATCGGGGTGAATGTCAGTATTGACAGCTCCGGCGCTCTTGGCACGCCGACCTCACCGGGGCCGAGTAATCCAGGCGGCGGGCAGATCGGCGACAATGTTGTACTGAACGATCCTCAGGGTGGCTTTTTCGTCCTGAAGTGTTGGGTTTCATACACGCTGAATGGCGGGCATTGTATTCATATAACCCAATGGTCTGGGGTGGTGCGTATAGACGGTGCGATGCTCCTTTATGCGACTGGTGGTTGCGACGGCATTCGGATCGATACCGATGCTCCGGATGTCATTATAACTCCCGGCACTCACATCCACGGCGTCTCGGGGTGGGGAATAAACAAAACCGTGGGAATGAAGCCCATATCAGGCGCTCCTGTATTCACAACACAAGGAGGCCCATACTTAGGTGATATTTCACCCACGACGGCGCTGCGGTTGAATGTGAAAGGTCTCGGCGTTTCTTTCATCTCCAACGTTTCGGCCGCCGGTACTACGCAGGCCACGGCGACATCCCTTTCGGCTTTGGTGTCTGGAGTTAACACTGTCGCGGCCGGGTCTGGTGTTGTCTTGCCGGTTGTCGTGAGCGGCGCGGAAATGGAGGTTATCAACACAAGCGCGGCGGCATTGGCCGTGTATCCTCCCGTAGGTTGGAGCATTTATGGGAGTGGCACGAATGCGCCGCAGACATTGGCCGCCGGCCGTCGTCTGACGTTGATCGGCGATGCGGGGACCTCGCAATGGATGGTGCGATACTCTGGTCCGGTGTTCGCGCCATGAGGAACAGAACCCAACACTGGTGTCCGGCGTGCAAGCGGTTCGTGTTCACCTGTGATCACTGGATCGCGGCGCCGTCATGACAACCTTCGCCCTCACGCTACCACTCGACCGCATCTCCCCCGTGCGCGTGCCCACGCGCGACCTCGTCCTCGGCAGTACCGACAGCGTCACGCTGCTTGTTTCAATCGTTGATCGCGACAGCCCGGACGCGCTGCCGATCGCGCTCACGGGTGGCATCGGCGGGCCGGCGGTTTCCATGTTCGTCTGGCCCGACAGCAGAGGGTGCCATGGTCCGAACTTCGGCGGCTGGGGGAGCGGCCACGACTACGGCTGGGGTGGCTGGTATGGTGGCGGGGTCGCCGGACCCGGCACGGTGCTCTGGTCCGCCACGGGAACCGTCTACGACACCACCACCGCCACGTTCCGCCTCGTCGTTCCCGCCGGCACCATGGGCGCGTGGCCGCGTCGGTGTCGCTGGGCGATCCTGTTCGACGCCGAGGGTGGCGGCGAGGTCGAGCTGCTGGCCGAGGGGCATCTGCACGTCCGGCCAATGGTCTCACGTCCGATCGCGCCGTTGATCCTGCTGACCGACGCGACACCGCCGGTGCTGACCGACACCATCATTCTGAGCGGAACTTCCAGATGACGACGACGATCACGACAACCGGCGGCGCCCCGGTCGAAGGCGTTCGCATCGCCGATTTGCCGGTCCTGGGAATGGTGACGGACGATACATCGTTCGTCGGTGAGCACGCCGGCTCGGGACGGTTCACGGCCCCCGCGTTGCGCGATTACGTCGCCGCCACGATCGTCACCGATCCCACTGGTGGCCCATTCCTGCCGCTCGACGGCCATGTCGCGATGACCGGGCCGCTGACCCTGTCGGGATCGCCGACAATCGCCTCCCAGGCCGCCAACAAAGCCTATGTGGACGCGCACAGCGGCGGTGGCGCGGGGGTCGATCATTGGGTCTTCGTCACCGATCATGGCGCGGCGGGGGACGGAACGACTGATGATTCAGCCGCGATCAACGCGGCGATCGCGTTCGCCGCTCCTGGTCAGGAGGTGTGGCTGTCACCGACCGGGCGGCATTTCTGCGCCTCGACCATCGCCCTTCTGAAGGGGCGCACGCTACGCGGCGGTTGGAACGTCCCTGGCAACACGAACCCAGGCAACGCGGCTCTGGATCTGACAACACTGAACGGCGCGTTGATACTGCCCACGGGTGCCACGGTGCGGATGGACAGTGGGTCCGGTATCAAAGGCGTGCCGATCTATCGCCAGGGGCTTGTCACGCCGGCGGCCAGTTCGGCGGCATTCGGCGGCATTGGCATCACAATCAACGGTGACGATGTTTACGTTGGTTATTGCCTGATCATGGGTTTCGCGACGGGGATCAGTAGCACGTCGGGCGGCGGTAATTCATGGGCCAGACAAAAAATCGAATGGGTTTACGGCGACAATAACAACGGCATCCTGATCGATAACTCGCACGACACGCCATACATCTCGCATTGCCACTTCTGGCCGTTCACCAGTATTTCGCCAACGTCGCCGATGACCGCGCATCAGCGCACCGGGACGGCATTCAATCTCACCAACAGCGACCTCATTTCGCTTAGTCACAATTTCTGCATCGCCTATCAAACAGGCTATCACATCGGCCAGGATGGCGGTGCGTTCCTGCTCGATTGTCAGGCCGACTGGATCATCAA